CTTCCGTTTACTTGCTTTAAGGTCGCCTGCCGTTCTGCAGAGTTTCTTATCGTGTTGGTAAGCCCACCAACCAGTTTGCCGGTGCCAATGGCCGCGAATGCCGCCCCCGCCAGTTTGGCCGCTTTGCCCAATCCAAAACTGCTTTTCTTTAGGCCATTGAGTTGGCCTTGTAGCCTACCCAATGCTTGTTGGTTCTGGACCGCTATGTTTATTAACAGATCTTGCCTAGCCATTATCTTCTTCTAGTCCTAGCCTGTTGTCTTTGTTTCTGCATAGTCTTTGTGTTCTCCTTATGCTCAAAAAACAAGTAACCTGCCCACATATCTCTCTCCAGTGTTGTCATTTGTAATATTTCTTCAACAGACTTCTTCAGCCTGTCAGCGAGCATCATTACAAACCTTAACTCAACACTGGTTTCTATTCCTTTGCGATAGAAGCCTGCGAGCCAGTTATCCTGTCGTTGTTAATGGTTGTCGCAACTCTTACCACTACAAGTGGATCTGCTTCATTCATTAACTTCACCCTATCAGTTTCAACAAAGATTTTTTTACCATCTTTGTCTCTTGCTTTAGTGATGATTGATTCAACTAAGGCTTCAATTGTGTGACCTTTGGCCTGCAATTCTAAAACCTTTGCTTCATCTTTAAGTGGATATGTTGTTCTGTAATAGATATCAGTGTCCCACTCGTCCACATGATATTTTTTCAATTCACCACTAATGCTTTGTTGGTAGTGTTTTGCTATTTTGTCTGTTATTGTCATTATTTGCTCCTTATGTTTCTATGCTTTGCAATAACCTCATCAAGTGCGGGTCTCGTCATACCTGATGGTGCTTGTTTTGAGTAGCCTTCGTCTAAACGACCTATGTACGGTTGCTTGTTGTCAACAGAATAACTTGTTGCTGACTTCCTGTTGAACCGCCAACTTCGTTTAGCGAGACCAGACCTAACTGGTGTTCTCTTTTTGACTCCGTCAAAAAAAGTCTTCGCTACTGAGCGAACCGTTTGATCAATTGATTTTTTAAGATCAGCGGTTGCTTTTGTCGTATTGAATTGGACTGAAAACATTATAACTCTGTTCTTGTTAATGCTCCAGAACCTTGGAATGTCACACTCGCTTCAACCATTCCATCAAAGTTTGATGTGATTGAATGACCAGTGATGATTACATTTCCAGACAACTTTAGACCTGTAGTTTTCCCTGAAGGGTACAGTTCTATTGCCGTCGCGGCAGTTTGAGTAGAATAAGCCGCATTTTGTAATGCTTCCTGTCCTGCTCCACCGTTTGTGTCATCTCTGAAAAACAAATCCATACTTCCAGAAAATTGTCTCAATCCTGGAATGTAAGATCTATTACCAGATCCCATTACCGTAGATTCAATTGCGTCCATTTCAGTATCTATTGTGAAGTTTCTCACAGAAGCGACTGCTGTCACGCTTGATGCTGTGTCACTAAATTCTACAACACCTGACTCTCCAGTATAACTTGTCGTATTTGTAGCCATTGGTTTAGTCTCCTATGTTAGAATCTTCTGGACTGTGAAGATTTGTTTGTTTGATTTCAACATCTTTGACCTTAAGTTTATATTTCACTTTTGGTTTTGTTGATGTTGTTTTTGACGGGACATCAAATGCCCACCCGTCATCCAAGTGTGCTTGGGCATCCATGCCTCGCACCATTTTGAATAAGTTGTCTTTGTACATTTTTACAGCCATTATAATACTCCTTTTGTATATGTGTATCTTACATTAACATTGATATTCATTTGTGCCAAAGGTAATTCTCTTTCAATCACCTCCACATTGGATATCGTTGTTGATACGTTATGAATATTTTCGTGTGCTAGTGTAAGATCTCTGTCTCTGCTTTTTTCCAATGTCTCAGAAATATTTTCACAGAGTTCATTACGTTGCGTGTCTAATTGATTGCCACGCACGAAACATCTCAATTGGAATGTGATGTTGCTCTGTCTCTCATCTGTGCTGATGTCTTCTCTGTCTTCGTTGGCAGTATAGACCAATATTGCTGGATATTGAGTGATTGCTAATTTCTGAACATCAAAATGTTCTCTGGTCACAAAGTTAGGTGCTGGAGTCGTCATGTTCTCCAGTTGATGTACGATATTTTTTGCTATGTTTTCTCTTGCTGACACTATCTAATCAATCGCCCTGTATGAAACGAAGATCTTTCACTGTCTGTGTAAGTGCCTGAACTGTCGCTGTCATAGGATACGCCCTCTCTCAAAATTAATTCAAATTCTTCTTCAAACCGTTGCTTGTAGTAATTCATTTTATTTTGGAAAGCGTCTCCATCAGGGTCAAATGTAGATAACCTAGGATAGATGTAATAAGCAAGTACATGATAAGATGACGCTCTTGTGAATTGAGTGCTGTCTAATCTGCTTGGTGATAATCTGGATTCATTACCTATTACACTAATGTCAATTGTTGAGTATTGCGTTGTTGGCCACCATTTGATTTGTAATAATCTAATGATGTCATCATAACTCTTGGCGTGAAGTTCTGAAAAATCTTGTATGCCAAAATTTAAGATATCAGGTTCATATTCCTGTAGATTTGAGTCACTTGCGAATGTAGCCATTATAAAGTCCTTCTTTAATTACTGTCAAGTCCTGCTTGAACAAGTATATTTATTGTATAGTCTTTAGGAATTCAAACTTTGTTATTACAGGAACCCTTACATCTGGTGTGCCATTATTGACTACAACGATTGGTGATTGTTTGGCAAGTTGAAACATTACATCTCTCATACTATTGGTGTATTTCCTTAATTTACTGCCTTGTTCATATTGAAATACACTATGTTTTTGGATCCCCCAATCGCAACCTATTATGTAAATTTTTTCTTTTGTCATTTTTTGTGCCAGTATAACTGCCAACAGGCCTGAGTTGATGCCTGTTCCATATGGATTAACAATTGATTTCCATATTGGTGGTGTTGCCCAATCTACACGAGTATGATATGTGACATCATCTTCTATGTCAATGTTATTGACCACTTCAGCGTCATAACACACGACGTGATTTACATCTCTGACTTGTCTTATGTAATTGCAACCAATCTCCACTGGTTGTTTAGGAATAGATAGTAATTCTTTTTGACTGGGACCGTTAAACCAAACTATCATGTAAAAAAAAAGGGGCCAATGTTGCCACTGGCCCCAAATATGAGTGATATATTATCAACTATTAGTTGATAGTGGCATCACCTTTTAATTGAACACCATAAGAATTGTGTAATACAGATACACCGTATCTTGTAGAAGCCACAATTTCACTTGCTCTTAAAGACGCATCTCTCTGAGTCTCAATGTTAATGTTTTGTGCAACCGCCACGCCTAGTGCATCTCTGCTGAATACAGCATTGATAGCCACACCAGATGAAGGTTCAACAACATTTGAACTTTCATAGATGTCTATGCCTGCGATTCTACCAACGTAACCTTCTGACATTGCCTGATTGACAACAGCAGAAGCATTTGGATTAACGAAAGTGTTCGTTAATGTTTTCTTCACATTGTATATCGCTTTAGGGTTGAATACACCAACATATGGACCTGGAACAGCATTTGCTTTAAGTGTTGCATATGCTTCAAATAAGTCCTTAACTTCTACTTCATCTGAATCTTCACCAATTTGATTTGTGAAAGATGAGAATAGACCAGTTAATGCTCTGTCGTGTCTTTTTGCAATCGCTTCACCAAATAATTTACCTAGGTCTGCTGTCACATTTGATACTGAATGGTTTCTTGCCATGTCAGTCAATGTAGTCATTATACCTGCTTCAAGTAAAGTGATGTTTGCAACTGAAGTAGATACTTCAGTATTTGATAAGTCAGATGATTCTGCTGTATCTGCCGCGATTGTTTGTGTTGCGTAGATAGGTACTTGTAATACCTTACCTGCGTTTGCTGGAACTGTAAATTGTTTTACTAGTCCTGGCATTATTGCAGTTTCACTTGCTACGAACATCGCTTCTTGTACGATTGGCGATATTAAGTGTTGAAGTGATCCTGTGTCTGATTCATTAGCCATTTTGCTAATCTCCTTTTTTTATTGTTAATTAAAAAAAGATCTAGAAGCCTAGTTTTTTCCTGTGCTCTGCGTAGACCTTTCTATGCTCTGGATTTTTCATGTCCAGTTTAGCGATATCAACATTGTTAAGAGCATCAACTTTGGTGTTTGATGTACTGCCAGCACCTGCGGGGCCTGCCTGTACGAAATGTGGATTTGATTTTAGAAATTCTGAAACTAATCCATCTACAGACAAGGATTCACCTGTGTCAGAGTACCTTGTTTGTCCTGTTTTACTGTCAATGACCTCTACCGCACCAGTGTCTAACATTTTAACCTGATCTCTCACAAGTCTAACAACTTGTTCAGGGTTGATCGCTTTTTTAGTGGATGCCGCATTTAACAATGAGCCTTCCACCTTGATCTTATGCAATTCACTGGTAAGTTGATCAATTCTAGCATTAGACTTTTCAGCCTGTTGCTGTAAAACTTTTTCAAACTCACCTTTCCTTTTTGCCTCAGCCAATTGGGCCTGTTCTTCTTTGGCAACAAGGGTTTGATACTTCTCAACATCTACACCTTCAAACTTTCTTAACACTTTTGATTCCTCAGTTTTTCTTATCTTGGAAGCAATCGCATCAACCTGTTCTTGTGTATAGGTTTTAGGTTCTGTTGATACCTCTGCCTGAGTTGGATTTTTTGTGACTTCTTGTTGAACCTCAGTAGTCTCAACATTAGTGTCAGTCAATGATTCTTGTTGTGTCATCGTCACTTTCTCCTTTTTTGTTTAGGTCTGATTTGACCTCGTTGTAGATATATTTACCGTCCGTACGACCGTCTTTGTAAAGAAAGGGATTGACAGGTTCCTTGCCTTCGTTTTGGGATGGTGCATACAGAGATAGTAGATCAAGTCCTAAGGCGTGTGCCACAGACTTGATATTAATAAGAGCCTTCCTTGCCCTGGTGGCAAATCTCATAGAAGGATTCTTCATTAATTTTTCGTGATTAGAAAAATATTCTAAACATAATTTTTTGAATTGTTCGTGCCTGGCTGATTCTACAGGTCGTCTATAAAGTCTTCGTTTTGCCATTTTGAATATTTAACGGCTTATGTGATCAGTCAAATTTAATTAGGTTCCAGGGTGTGGCTCTGCCTTGATGATTTCTTACCACTTCGCCTGTGTCAAGATAGTTTGCTGATCTTAACATTTTGTAGCCATTTGAGGATATCTTCTTTTGATGGACTTGACAAGGCTTTACTTGTCTTCCGTTTACGAAATACTTTGGCTGTATCTGAACTGTGCCTTGTCTTGCTTTTATTCCTGCCATCCTCTACCTCCATGCTTTTAGACTCCAGTATGCAGGTGATAGGCTCTTCTGTCCTTTGACTGCTTGTAGTATTGGTGTGAATCTTGCAATGAATGATTTTTGTCTTGCTGGTATGTTCTTTTTGATTCTCATACCTGGTTGTCCAAACCTAACAATATTCACTTTGCCTGTGCTTCTGTTTCTCACATACACGGCACTCTTCTTGGAACCACCTGGTGTTCTAAATGGTTTGTTCAGTGTGACTGATCTGTTTTTGTATTTGGCCATGATGCTCCTATTTGTAGATGAAAGGATCTTTTGCTCTCAACCTTTCAATCTTGTCTTCGTATGTTTCTGTAATTTTGTTTTTTGTGTTGTAGTATTTTGAATCCCACCAACTCAACTCATTGTTGTCAATTGTTTTGAATCCCTTGTCCCTGTCTATGTACTTGTAATCTACTTTTTCAAGATCAAACTGTGCCAACCAAGAGAATATGGTTTTAATTTTAAATTGTTTGCATGAATACACATCTAATTGTATGACACCATCTATCCAACTGTGGAATGTAATTGAACTTGTATCTATTATGGCAACAGAACTGTATCCTTCATTGCCTTCCACATCAGACCATTCAGTATGTGGTCCTGACAGTATGTTCATATCAATGTTTTTGATTAAACTTTTTATTTCGTTGTTTAAAGTTTCTCTGTCTTTGAACAGGGGTGGTGAATTGACTTCTGCTCTTACCAACAGATGCTTATGAACTAGATTTGGATTCATTGTCTTTGTTTCCTTTTCTTGCTTTAGTTAGTGTTTCTAAGTCCTGTTGTATGAGCACTCCAACTGGTGTTGAATGTCCTCCATACTGTGGATGTGAATACAACCATTCTTCATTGGGTCTACCCTCATTCATTCTCCACATCATTTTTTTTAATCTTCTACCACTGGCCCTCTTGTGGATATACATCCTTGCTACAAAAGAGCCAAGCGGTTTTATTTCTCCTGTCCAGTCACACACATCAATCTTTTGTTTAGACCAATATGCTTTGCTCCATGGACACACGCTCACGATAGAAGCAAAGTATTCAGACCAGTTAACCTCGTCTGCCACCTTTTTTATTTTTCTTTTTGTCAGTTGTAGATCTTGTTGATCTCATTGAAGATTTGGTTCCGCCTCGTCTCATTGACTTGCCGCCGCCTCGTCTTCCTCCTTTAGTTTTTGGCATGGTTTATTTTCCTTTCCTTTTTAATTTTTTTGCCCACCATCCTGCCCAATCCCTAAAAAGGCACTTCGCCTGATTCGTAGATCGTTTAGACAACTTCATTACAAGTTGTTCTAATTGGTAAATTCTAACTTTTAAGGATTTATATTTCTTGTGGTGGGTCATTGCTAAAGAATTTTTCTATTTCAGGATGTAGTTGTTTGATCTGTTCATCTGTATAACCTTGTTCTACCATTTCTCTCATATGTTTTATCATATCACCCACATTGTTCATTGGTGGATGTGTTGTAGTGTTTAATGGTTGTGGTTGTATCATAGATGCTAACTCTTCTTCATCTTCAGCAAGTAATTCTTTAACTTTTATGTCTATAACTTGTTTCACATCTGGCGTTGCTGTGGCACTATCTCTCTGTGTTGCCGCCGCCTTCTGTAATAGGTCCATATCTAAATTTTTGTCTCTGATATGGAATGCCATGGGATATTGTACTTCTCCATCCCATTCAATGCCTTGCCATTTAGACCACATTCTCCAAATTTGTTCTTCACCAAGTTCTAAATTTTTTGCTTTTTCACATAACTTGGCGTCCAAGAGTTGATATTCAGAAATTTGTGCGATGCCGCTCATCTGTCTTGTTTCAATTGCTCTGATGGCTCCAAGGTGTGCCATTCTATCAATGCTTTTGATTGTTTGATCAATTGTTTTCAATATGGCATCTAGGTTTGAACCATTTGGTTGTAGTAGGTATGGTTTGGTTTCGTTGTTTGTGGTGTCACCCAAAGTTATCACGGCACCTGCTCCTGCTGATGCTTCTGTCTGTTGATCTTTTACAAGTGTTGGATGATTTGTTAATCTTATAAGTTGTTCTGCTTCTGAGTATAACGAGAACAAGAAGTTTTGAGCATCTGCGATATCCGCGATATCACTTACACCTATACCTCTGATTGGTGACTTGTTGGCATACACCCATACAGCAGGAACCGTTCCAATTGGATTTGGTTTCTGTTCTATGATTGCTGTCTTGTTTGTCTTTTCGCTGTACTCTTCTAGAGTAATTGTGTCTTTTGTCCAGGTTCTTATGTAGTAAGTTGAAGACATTCTTGTTGTTCTAACATCTTCTTCAAGGAACTTGACATATTGTAATTCGTAATGGCCATTTGGTAATCTTTGCCAATGCCAATCTAAAACATTTTCAGGAGTGTAAATTTGTGTGTAGGGACGGATACC